AGCTATTAACAACTCAGATTGGTCAGGTACTGATTTATCAGTTGCTAATGGTGGAACAGGAGCAAGTACAGCGTCAGCAGCTAGAACAAACTTAGGTGTTGTAAATAATATTGTACAGACTACTATTACAGGTAATGCAGGAAGTGCTACAGTTTTAGAAACAGCAAGAACAATAGCAGGTGTATCGTTTAACGGTTCGGCTAACATCTCATTAAATAATAACGCAATTACAAATGGAGCAGGATATATAACATCCGGTTCATTACCTACTGTTAATAACGGAACGCTTACAATGACTACTAGCACAGGTCTTGATGGTGGAGCAACATTCACAGCTAATCAGTCAGGCAATTCTACATTTGCTGTTACATTAGATTTAACTGAAATTACATTAGGTGCTGGTTTAGATGCAACAGCAACAGGATTAAGTTTAGATTTATCTGAGTTTGTTGATATGACAGCAGCTATGCTTACTACTGATGAGTTTATAGTACTAGATGGTGGAGCAGAACGTAGAAAAGCTGCAGGTGAAATTGGCTTAAGTATATTTCTTAATGATGCTGGTTTTACAAGTAATACAGGGGATATAACATCGGTAACCGCAGGAACAGGGTTAAGTGGTGGAGGTTCATCAGGAGCTGTTACTATAACAAATTCAGCACCCAATGTTGATACCGACTTATCATCTCAACATTTTGTTGGAGCTGTCAGAATACATTCTTCTGATGGAACAAGCTGTGATATAGAGCCTGCAACTGGAGCGTTGGCAGGTATTGTTACAGCAGGAGGAACTCAATTTTTTGGAGGAACGAAATCATTTGGTAATGAAGTTATTATAGGTCAAAAAATATCTCATAGTGGAGATGCTGATACATACATGGAATTCCATGCACTAGACCAATGGAGAGTTGTTACTGGTAATAGTGAAGGACTAGAGGTTACCAATAACCAAGTACTAGTTAATCGTCCTGACTTTTTAATACAAAACTCTGGAGACAGAATGATGGATGTTGATTCTGTTAACGGTACATTTTTCTTAGGAGACGTTGACGGTTTAGATGCTGAAAACTTTATAACTACTGAAAATGGTAGAATTGATTTAGTTGTAGGAGGTTCAGAAACGCTTAGTGTTAACCCAAACAATACATCTGTTGGTATTGGAAATACAAGTCCAGGATATAAATTAGACGTATCAGGTACAGGTAGATTTACTTCTACAGTTACTGCAACTAACTTTATATTGTCTTCTGACGAAAGATTAAAAACAAAAGTAAAGACATTAACGCCTAATAAAATAGATGTTGCTTGGAAGTCTTTTGAAATGAAAGAAGAAAAGGGCTTATATAGAACAGGTGTTATAGCTCAAGAATTAGAAAAAACTCATCCTGAGTTTGTTGCGGATGATGCAGAAGGATATAAAACAGTTAAATACATAGATTTATTAATAGCTAAAATTGCTGAATTAGAAGCAAGATTAGAAAAAGCAGGGATATAATGGGTGTTCCAAATACTACAACTTTTACGTTACAAGATGTGGTTACAGAAGTTAACCCAACAACAGATGATTTAAACGATTGTTTTAATGATGCTAATGCTAGTTATTTTAATTCAACATACGAAGGAAGTAAGAATCAGTTACTAAACTTTAGAGATTACGGATCGCAAAATGCTCTTACGTCTTTTCTTAGTAATACTTCTTCTCCAAGAAATCCTTGTACTATTACAAGTTCTAATACTACTTTTTACCATAATGGTAGTGGTGCTTTCCCAGCTGTAGGAGATATTGTTTATTCAGATTCTGCTGGAACTACTCCTTTATTTGGTGGAGGAAGAAGACAATTTAACTCTAATGGGACAGGTTCAGGTAAATTTACCATAGAAATACCAATATCAGGCCCAGATACAGGTTTGGTAACATCTATAGGGATTTGTTTCTAAAATTAAAATAAAAATTAAATTAAATGGATATAAGAAAAATTTCAGTAGGAGCAGACTATAAGTCTAGTGCTATGCACTATATATTAGGTCAAGATATTTTAAATGGAAATTATTGTATACATTTGATAAAGCATATAGAAGAAAACAATTCTATAAAAATTTGGATTGAAAACAAAAAAGGAGAAATATTCCTTTGGAAAGAGTTTAATTCTAATATGCCAATATCAATTGAATATAATATAAATTTTGAATGAAATCACCTTTTAATTTTATTGTAAAACCGAGCAATAACAAAAGGTATGATAACACTATAAAGATTGGAAATGTTAATTTAATAACAAGTTCATCTAAAGAAGATCATACTGTATCTAATCGATACGCAATAGTTGTTGAAACTCCGATAAACTACACAGGCCCTATAAAGCCAGGAGACACCCTTTTAGTGCATCATAATGTATTTAAGTACTACAATGATATGCAGGGTAGAGAAAAGAGCGGAAAAAGCTTCTTTAAGGACGATTTGTTTTTTATAGACAACGATCAGTTTTTTATGTATAAGCAAAATGGAGAATGGAAAGCTCATTCTAAATACTGCATGATTAAACCTATTGAAAAGGGTGGGAATCATTACCTTAAAACTCACGCAGAGGAAGAGCCATTAATTGGCTTAGTTAAGTATCCTAATAAGTACTTAATTAGTAAGGGTATTAATAAAGGCGATAAAGTTTCTTTTCAGCCAGATAGTGAATATGAATTTAATGTAGATGGTGAAAAACTATATAGAATGTTTGATAAAAATATAACAATGGTTTTATGAACAATACTGAATTAAAATTAGAAATTATAAAAGCAGGTAAAAAAGCTGTACAAGAACTTATTAAAGTTGCTAATGAAGGTATTTTAAAAAAAGACTTAGATGGGTTATCTCCTGATATTGCAGCAGATAGATTAAAAAATGCAGCAGCGTCTAAGAAGTTAGCTATATTTGATGCTTTTGAAATTTTAACAAAAATTGAAGAAGAAAACAATATGCTTGATACTAATAATATAGATAATAAAGCTTCATCGTTTAAAGGGTTTGCTGAAGGAAGGTCAAAATAATGTATAAACAAACTTTATATAAAATACTTGAAAATGTTATACCTCAAAAGGTATTAAAGTCTTACAATAAATCTAAGAAATGGAAGTATGGATATAACAAGGAGTTTGATATAGTTGTTATTTCTAAAGATGGCACGATTGATGAAGTATATGAAATACAAAACTTAAAAATTGCTTTACCTCAAAAAAAAGATGTTTATAATTTTGAAGGTAATTATTGGGGTAAATTAGAATATCCTAAAGAGTTAAGTAAAATTAAAAATGTATTTGATTGGGAAAAATATCCTGATACTTTTAAAGAAAAATGGTATGACTATATTGACAAAGAGTTTGAAAGGCGTGAAGAAGGTTTTTGGTTTAATAACAAAAACGTTCCTACTTATATTACTGGCTCTCATTACATGTACTTGTGCTGGACCAAAATTGATATTGGGCAGCCAGACTTTAGAGAGTCCAATAGATTATTCTATATATTTTGGGAGGCATGCAAAGCGGACATTCGTTCATACGGAATGTGCTATCTTAAAAACAGGCGTTCAGGCTTTTCGTTTATGTCCTCATCAGAACTCGTGCATACAGCAACCACCTCACGTGACTCACGTTTTGGCATATTGTCAAAAACAGGGTCGGATGCTAAGAAGATGTTCACCGATAAGGTCGTACCAATATCCCTCAACTATCCGTTCTTCTTCAAACCAATCCAAGACGGAATGGACAGGCCGAAGACGGAGCTTGCGTATAGAATCCCAGCATCCAAACTTACCAGAAAGAAACTTGATCAAAATCAAGCCGTTGAGGAACTCGAAGGTCTCGATACCACCATTGACTGGAAAAACACAGGGGACAACTCATACGATGGGGAAAAATTAAAAATACTTGCTCACGATGAAAGTGGGAAATGGGAAAGACCTGATAATATATTAAATAACTGGAGGGTTACTAAAACCTGTCTTAGATTAGGTTCTAGAATTATTGGAAAATGTATGATGGGAAGTACCTCAAATTCTCTTGAAAAAGGAGGGGGTAATTTTAAAAAATTGTATTTAGATTCCGATGTAGGAAAACGAAACAAGAATGGTCAAACTAAAAGTGGACTATATTCACTTTTCATCCCTATGGAATGGAATTATGAAGGATTTATTGATATATATGGGCATCCTGTATTTGATGAACCTTTAAAAGAATTAGAAGGCCCTTTAGGAGAGGTTATAGACCAAGGAGTTGTTGATCATTGGAATAATGAAGTTGAAGGACTCAAGTCTGACCCTGATGGATTAAACGAATACTATAGACAATTTCCAAGAACAGAATCACATGCTTTTAGAGATGAAAGCAAACAATCTTTATTTAATTTACAGAAGTTATATCAACAAATAGATTACAATGATTCTTTAATAAAAGACAGATTTGTAACAAGAGGTTCTTTTTCTTGGAAAAATGGAATACAAGATACAGAAGTTATTTTTTCTCCAAATGATAGGGGTAGATTTTATGTTACATGGACTCCAAATAAACAATTACAAAATCAATACTATTTTAAAAACGGAATTAAATATCCTGGAAATGAACACATGGGAGCTTTTGGTTGTGACAGTTATGATATATCAGGGACTGTTGGTGGTGGAGGGTCAAATGGTGCATTACATGGTATGACAAAATTCCATATGGATGAAGGGCCAACTAATGAGTTTTTTTTAGAGTACATAGCAAGACCTCAAACAGCTGAAATATTTTTTGAAGATGTGTTAATGGCGTGTGTATTTTATGGAATGCCTATTCTTATTGAAAATAACAAACCACGTTTATTATATCATTTTAAAAATAGAGGGTACAGGGGGTTTTCTATGAATAGACCTGACAAAATTTACACAAAACTTTCTAAAACAGAAAAAGAATTAGGTGGTATGCCAAACAGTTCTGAAGATATAAAACAAGCTCACGCAGCAGCTATAGAATCTTATATTGAAAAACATGTGGGATTTGATTTGTCAGGTGCTTTTAGAGACTCTGATTTAATAGGTTCAATGTATTTTATTAGAACATTAGAAGACTGGGCAAGGTTTGATATTAACAATAGAACAAAATTTGATGCGTCAATAAGTTCAGGTTTAGCTATAATGGCTACACAAAAGAATCTCTACCAACCCATTAAAAAGAAATCAAAAATAAAACTTAACTTTGCAAGATATGACAATAAGGGAAGTTATAGCCAAATTATACAATAAATGGAGGATGTAAAAATCACGTTAAACGCAACTGGATTTCCTAGTCAATTTGTTTCAGACAAGGAAAAAGATTCTTTTGAGTTTGGACTACAAATAGGACAGGCTATTCAATATGAATGGTTCAGGAAAGATGGTGGACAAAGTAGATTCTATAATCAATGGGCAGATTTCCATAGATTAAGACTATATGCTCGTGGAGAACAATCAATTGCTAAATATAAAAATGAACTTGCAATAGATGGAGATTTAAGTTATTTAAATCTTGATTGGACTCCTGTACCTATTATTCCCAAGTTTGTAGATATTGTTGTAAACGGAATGGCCGATAGGATGTTTAAAATAAATTCCTATGCGCAAGATGGAATGTCTTTGGATAAAAGAAGCCAATATCAAGTTGCTTTAGAAAAAGATATGTTAGCAAAACCTCTTATGCAGCAGATTCAGCAGCAAACAGGTATAGATGTATTTGCTACATCAGAAGAGGATATTCCAAATACTTCAGAAGAGTTGGCATTACATATGCAGCTTAAGTATAAGCCTTCTATTGAAATAGCTTCAGAAGAAGCAATCAATACTGTTTTAGCTGAAAATAGATATTACGAAATACAAAAACAATTATACTACGATCAAACTGTTTTAGGAATAAGTATTTGTAAAAACTCATTTAAACCAGGTTCAGGTATATCAATAGAATATGTTGACCCAGCTAATGTAGTTTATAGCTATACTGAAGATCCTCATTTTGATGATTGTTTTTATTGGGGTGAAATTAAAACACTTCCAATTACAGAATTAAAAAAAATAGATACTACTTTAACAAGACAGGATATGGATGAAATATCCAAATACAGTCAAAGTTGGTATGATTATAATAATACAGCTCAATATTACAACAACAGCTTATTTAGTAAAGATAGTGCTACGGTATTGTTTTTTAATTACAAAACAACTCACACTTTTACTTATAAGAAAAAAGTAAATTCAGTTGGAGCTGAAAAAGTAATTGAAAAAGAAGATACTTTTAATCCTACAGATGAAATGATGGAGGAGGGTAATTTTGAAAAGGTATCTAAAACCATAGATGTTTGGTATGAAGGTGTAATGGTAATGGGTACTAGTATACTTTTAAAATGGCAGATGGCTGAAAACATGGCTAGACCTCAATCAGCATCACAGGAAGTATATCCTGAATATGTAGCTTGTGCGCCTAGAATGTATAAAGGTGTATTTGAATCACTTACAAGGCGTATGATTACGTTTGCAGATTTAATTCAGATTACTCATTTAAAACTTCAACAAGTAATATCTAGAATTGTTCCAGATGGTGTATTTATAGATGCAGATGGTCTTAATGAAGTAGATTTAGGAACTGGACAAGCATATAATCCAGAGGATGCACTTAGAATGTTTTTTCAAACAGGTAGTGTTATTGGTAGAAGCTATACTCAAGATGGAGATTATAACCAAGCAAAAGTTCCTATTCAACAATTAAACAGTAGTTCAGGTCAAGGCAAAATTCAAAGTTTAGTTGGAACATATAATCATTACATGCAAATGTTAAGGGATGTAACAGGATTAAATGAAGCTAGAGATGGCTCAACTCCTGATTCTTATTCTTTAGTTGGACTACAAAAGTTAGCCGCATTAAGTAGTAACACCGCAACAAGACATATATTAGATTCAGGACTTCAAATAACACAAAGGTTATGTACTGCATTATCTAGTAGAATTGCTGATGTTTTAGAGTATTCTGATTTTAAAGAAGAATTTGTAAATCAAATAGGTAAGTTTAATGTAGGGATACTTGATGAGATTAGTAAATTATATTTAAGTGACTTTGGTATATTTATAGAAATAGAACCAGACGAAGAGGAAAGAAAAATGCTTGAACAAAATATTCAAATGGCTCTTCAAAGAGATTCTATAAATTTAGAAGATGCTATTGATATTCGTGAAATAAGAAATATAAAATTAGCTAATCAAGTTTTAAAATTAAAAAGAAAATCCAAAGAAGACACTATACAAGAACAAAAAGCTGCTGCTGCTCAACAACAAGCTCAAATAAATCAACAGTCTCAACAAATGGCTGCTCAAGCTAAGATGCAACAATTTGTAATGGAACAGAAAGCTCTAATTCAATTAGAGGAAGCTAAAATGAAATTTGGTGTTCAAAAAATGCAGGGTGAAGCTTCTATAAAAGCTGAGTTAATGAATCTTGAATTTTCATTACAAATGAAATTAAAAGGAGTAGATGTTGAAGTGGCTAAAATGCAACAAGAGGGATTACAGAAAAGGGAAGATGAAAGAGAAGGTGCTAAATCTAAACGAATATCTCAAGCTAATACAGAGCAATCTAAATTAATAGAACAAAGAAAAAATAATCTACCATCAGTAAGTTTTGAATCTAACGAAGATAGTCTTGATGGTTTTGATCTTGCTGAATTTGAGCCTAGATGATTAAAATAATTAAATATTAACTTTGTAAAAATAAAATCAAATGGAATTTAAAGTAAAAGAAGTAAACCCTGTAACAGAAAAATCTGTTCAGGAAGTAGAAGCAAAACTGCTTGAAAAACATGATGAAGAATTAACACAGGTAGAAACTACTTCTGTTGAAGATACAAGTGTAAATAAAGTAGATGAAGAACCGATAAATGAAGATATCGGATTAAAAGACGAAGATGTTCTTTCATATATTAAAACCAGATATAATAAAGATATATCATCTGTAGATGATTTGTTTGTTGAAAGAGAGCAAGCAAAAGATTTACCTGAAGATGTTTCTAAATATTTAGATTATAAAAAAGCTACAGGGCGTGGATTTGAAGATTTCGTAAAAGTAAATAAAAATTACGATGACTTAAATGAAGACCAGGTATTAGAAGAGTACTATTCTTTAACTGAATCAGACTTAGATAGTGAAGACATTTATTATCTAATGGAAGAAAAGTTTTCATATGATGAAGAGTTAGATGATGAAAAAGAGATAAAGAAAAAGAATATTGCTAAAAAAAGAGAACTTTCAAAAGCAAAAACATATCTTAATGAGTTAAAAGAAAAATACAGAGTTCCTCTTGAGTCAAGTGGGGGTTCTATTTCTGAAGAACAAGCTAAAGATATACAAGCTTACAAGAGTTATATAGAAAATTCAAAGTCAGCTGAAGAAGTTGCTAAAAGAAAAAGTGAGTTTTTCAAAAAACAAACAAGTGAAGTTTTTAATTCCGAGTTCAAAGGTTTTGAGTTCAATGTAGGAGATAAAAACGTAAACTATTCTTATGGCGATGCTGCTGAAATGAAGTCTAAACAAAGCGATTTAAACAATTTTATTGGCAAGTATGTTGATGATAATGGTTTAATTAAAGATGCTAAAGGGTGGCATTCGGCATTAGCTGCTGCAATGGATCCTCAGCGTTTTGCCAATTATTTTTATGAGCAAGGGAAGTCTGATGCGATAGGTGATGTTAGTAAAAAAAGTAAAAACGTCAACATGTCGGTAAGAAAAACTCCCCAAGTGATTGGAGAAGGTGGATTTAAAGCTAGGCAAATTTCAGATACAAGCGGCAGAGGATTAAAAATTAGAAGTAAAAAATAAGTTTAAAAATTTAAAACAAAAATTATGGCAGTAGATGCAGTACCAGGTTTTGACTTGCAGCCAAGTTCAGAACAAGTCTTATTACAGACAAATTATATTACTAACTTTGATTTCTTAAATCAGTATCTTCCAGATACTTACGAAAAAGAATTTGAACGTTATGGAAACAGAACAGTAGCATCATTCTTAAGAATGGTTGGTGCTGAGATGCCTTCTAATTCTGACCTTATTAAATGGGCAGAACAAGGAAGATTACACACGAAGTATACTAACGTAACTTCTGCAGCAGCAGCAGGACAGTTAACAGCTACTTTAACAATTGGAGATACTTTAGTACCAGGA